CTACAAACATCACCCGGTGTAAATGCAAATGATGTAATTTTACAGTCAGCAGCATAAGCACTTTGGGTAATTGAAATTTGTATGGTTCTGTCTGTGCCTTTTTGGGTTAACGTTAACGTTCCTGTTCTTGCGGTAGTTGATGTATTGTTATCAAGATATACTGTATTATTAATACCGGGTCTTAACTCATTTTGATTAATGTAATAATCTCCATTTGTCTTAATCCAAGATACGTTTGAACTCATTACTGCGTTTACGTCATTATCATTTATTGTTGAAATAAATGTTATTGGTGAAGCAAAACCATTCCAATTTGTTGCTATTGTTGAACTACTTACCAATTGGAATTGGCTACCGCATGAGTTAATTCGTATCTCCTTTGAAACTGTCGTTGAACCAATAACAACGTTCATTTGTGCCGTTCCTGCAACCATTCTTGAAGTATCAAACGTTCCTGTTCCTCTACCGTTATATGGTGAAGACGTTGATGTAAACGTAGTACCTGATGCATCAAATATATTAAAGTAGAATGTTCTATCGCATCTAACATCATTAACTGTGTATGAGTATTCAAGAGACTCACCAATACAAACATTATCAGGTATTTCAAATGATGAAATTGAACAGTCTGCAACATATGCTCCCTGAGTTATATAAACTCTAATATAATCAGTTCCGCCTTTTTGCGTAAGTATTAATAGACCTGTTCTTTCAGATGTGCTTGTATTAGGATTCAAATATATTGCTTCATTTCTATTTGGTTTAACCTCATTATAATTGTAATATAATTGGTTATATGTTATAATCCAATTTGAATCACTTGATAATACTGCATTTGTTTCAACCCCATTAAGCAATGAATAAAAAGGCATAAGCGGTAACGTACCATTCCAAGTTGTTGTTGCTGAGTAAACTGACGGATGGGTGTTATCACTCCACTTAATGTATGTTTCTTCAGGTGCCCCCGCTGCTGATTGGTTTATTTCAAGTCTTATATTTGCATGACTGCCATTCTGTTCAAGATAAACTATACAACTTCTCGATGTATCTCCCGTATTTTCGTCATATGATACTTTGAAATTTGTGTTTGTTGCAGAATATGAGCCAACCCAATCACAGCTATCTGATGCTGTGTATGATGTTGAAACTCCATCATATGTACTTATTAAATTTTCATCTATTATGCCTGCATCTGATGAAACATCAACTTTTATATATGTTAGTCCATTTGACCAATAAAAATTATATGGTCTTGGAGTTGCGCCACCCAATTGTTTAACAATAACTTCTGCTGTTTCGCATTGGTCAGGTGTGCCGCCTGAAACTTTTTCCCATTCAACCGTAAAAAATCTACTTTCAGAACTTGTATTATCAGTTAACGCTGAATAAGTAACATAATTTCCATTGTTTGTCACTGCAAGCCAATCAGGTAATTGTGTTGTTGTCATTCTAATTTTTGCTCCTCCCAATATACCATCATCCTCACTTCCATATTGTCTACCAAGTTCAATATCACAATCGGGGTGTGTTGAAGAATCAGAAGAGCCGCAACAACTATCAAGCAATCTACTGCAACTTGGGGAACCAGCCGCTTGGAGAATATTTAACGCCACTTGTTTTCCACTTATGCTTTGATTCATGAATATTACACATTCCCTATCTGACGTAGCATCTGTATTTTCTTCTACAGAAACTGTAAATGCTGATGCATCTTTTGTAATAGATACCCAATCACATATTTTAGTTATTCTATAATCAATATCTTCGCTTCCTCCTATTGACCTGATGCAATAAGAATAAGTACCGCCTGAATTTGGAACATCTTGCATTAAGAATTTTCTTCCATCGCAATATTCAAACATATATTCTGTTCCATCGCCACATTGCCATTTTTCTGTTAATCTCCAATCATATTCAGGCACAATATTACACCAAGCAGAACTTGTTTCAACTATTTCTCCCAATTGAGTTAATCCTGTTTTTTTCCAAGTTAAGCCATTATCATAACTTTCAAACTGTTCAATTGCTTTTTGTTTATTTCCATTAATGCAATAATAGTTTCCATCAAATTCCCATTTGGTCATTCTATTATTACATCTACTATCATTTTCTAAAATAAGTTCGCCTTTTCGCTTTTCTGTTGTTATATGAAGGTTATTAGGTGTTTCACCTGTATATCTAACCTCTTCTTTATAAGAATTGCCACCAACACACATATAAAAACCTGAATCTATCCATTCTTCATAAACCTTATCTTGAATTATACGAAGTTGAACAGTTCTATTGCCACAGTCTCTAACCTCAATTTGCCATACCTTTTGAGAGGTGGTTAAAAGGTTTGCAGGAACATTTACTTTCAATGTTGAATTTCCTATTTCATATGTTAGCCTTGAATCAATTGAAGAAACAGTAATTGGGCATTTAGAATCAAATGCAAATGTAACGTCCTGACTTACACAAGTAATTGAAGTAACAACAGGATTTATGAAACTATCTTTTAATAATTCAACAGTAACAATTTTAATATTATTTCCTGCTTGAAGTGTAAATGTTGATGTTTGGCCTGATATTTGTGAAGAATTATTGCAAACCGTTACATTATATAATTGATTTGCATTTCCTGAAGACGGAGAAACTGATAAATAAGAAACAACACCAGAAGCATTCCAATCACAGGATGCAGATACGGTATAAGTATTACAAGTTGTTGATGAAAACACAATAACATCAGGTATTGTTGTGTTTATCTTGCAATCATCACCGCCACAACTAATTTCATTAAACCGTTCATCATCCTCAAATGTTCCAACAACATTCAACATCTGATATTGTGATTGATAACCATCTTTAACTTTATAATTGCCTGTAGGATTACCAAATGTATCAACTTCCTGCTGAACAAGGTATCTTGCAGTAGAATAGCCAACACATTCGTAGCATTGAATATTTCCAATCCATTTTATGTATCTCCAAGATGTTGTATCATAATCTTCATCCTCATAGCCCATAGCGGCAGTTGCACCATAGTTTGATTCTTCTATGAGTGTAACAGTTATAATATCTGATTCCCCATTATTTGAAGATGACTGAATGGTATATGATGGTTGAAGACCAAAATTAAAGCCTGAATAATATATATTCTCACCTCCCTTTGAAACAATTTTTGCAGCATATAAGTTATCTAAAAATTCCAACAAATTCCAAGTCCACCCAATTTTATGATTTAAAGGAATATTAAATGAAATTGTATCAGTTACCCTTTCGCCATCATAAACCTCTTGAAATACGCAAGAATTTCCAAGAAACTCAATATTGCTCCATTTGTCAGTTAACTTAACTTTCTTATTTGCGATATCCAGTCTTGCATAATCCTTATTGATAAGATTTAGTTTATCAATTCCATTAACATTATATCCAAGACAAGGTAGATTTTCTACCTCAAAATTTGAATTTAATTTTAATGTTGGGAAATTTGATAATGAATGGAAGGTAAAGTCTGTCTGGTTTACGTTCTGTGATAAATTGAATGTATGAGTTATCTTTGATGGAAAGTCAACATTCACCATGTAATAAATACCATCATTATCTTCAACAATGGCATAATATCTTCCGCCAAATAACTTGTAATTCACATAACCCTTCATTGAAAGGGTTATCTTCTTATCAAACTTATATCTTTCATCAAGACTAGTTTCCTCGCTATATTGAATGTCGAAACCGTTTATTCTTAATGGAGTTTCTGTTAATCCACTAATATAGGCTTCACCGGTATCAATATGAACGACTTTAACATGGTCTGCTGAAACCAAATATAAGACATTCTTTAATTTGCTATGGATATATTTGCATTTATCCAATGTATAGTTTGTGACACTCATATGTTTATTAAAATAATTTTATATAAACATATATCAAATGGGAAAATTAGTTATTAAAGATGGTATAAAGTGGGACTATGATTCAATTTGGAACAGGTACACATTTATTGAAAAGGTTGAAGAGAAACCTAAGAAAAAGAAAAAAGGTGAAGATTAATTTCTTCACCTTATTTTTTTTGTACTAAATCTAAATTATTCAGCAACATTTGCAAGCAATGCAGTTACAGCACCTTCGCTTAATGGAAGTGGAGATTCTGCGATATTACCTGCTAATACAATCTGTAAACCGTTGCTGTCTGAACCACCAGCAAGAGTTGCAGTTTCAGCCTCAAGTGGACTAATTCTTCCGAATCCCAGATAGTTTCCATCAGCAGTTTTCACAACAACGAAATAACGTCCAAGTGAAAGAGCATCAAGTGAACCATGCATACATTCGTCATATTTACCAGCAACGTTAAATGTAATTGAAGCGTTGCGATACTTGTTACCATTATCCTCAACCACAAGAGTATCTTCAAAACTTGCAGAGTTCTTAGTTGGTTCTACATGATATACTTTTGCACCTGAATCAAGAGTTACAGCAGTGATGCTTTCGCAACCAGCAGTATCTGCTGAAATTGCAGGGCTACCACTCAACTCTTCATAGTTGATAAGGTAAAGGTCAACTATCTCAGGAAGTGAATATCCACAACTTGAAGTTCTAGTTAAGTTTTTATTTAATTTACAAATAGCCATAATTATATAATTATTTATGTTATCTTATTTTCTTTTAATATGGTGGTGTACCTTATTGTACACCACCCTCAACTATTTAATGGTTTTCGTTATTAAGGTTTTGAAACAACGAATAACTCAGGAAGTATGATACCAACTGCTATATTTGAAATAGCAAGAACTCTGAACATATTATCACCAGTCGTATCTCTCATATCAATAAGTTTATATTCGATATGTGAATCAAATGTATCATAACCAAGAACAAGGTTTCTAGCAGGGCCAAATATGATAGTGTTCTTTGACTGCATTGTTGGGATAACCTCATAACCCATTACATAAATTCTGCCATTCTCTCTAGCGTAGTTAGAGAAGATAGACTCCTTATTTGGGCAACAAACCTTACCAAGAGCAACCTCTAAAAGACGAACATCCTGATGGTTCATAAATATCTTGTAACCCTCGGTGTCAACCTCTGCATTACCAGCAACCTCAAGACCCTTCATTATAACTGCTTCAACCTGAGCAATTGCATTGTCAACTGTGATTGTAGCACCTGAAACCTTGGTTACACCACTGTTATCTGCAAACTGCTTCTCGATACCATCAACAGCCTTTAAGTAAGTCTTAGATGTTCCTGTATAACCAGTATCACCTTTCCAGAAAATTTCCTGATATTCCTGACTCATCTTCTTACGAAGTTTTGCGAAATACCAATCAGCAAAAGTCTGTGGGATTCCACCTCTTAAACTGATTTCAGTTTGGTCAACAAGGAATGTGTTCCAGAATGTGTCATAACAGTTTTCCTGATTAACCTTAATAGCAGCAGGCTCAATAAATGCCTCTGCAAGTGAAGCAGCACCAGCAGGGGTGAAAGGACAGGTGTATAACTGCCAAGCATCACCAATCTCACCAGTGTACATCTTCATCTTACCTTTTACTCCGTCCATGAAAGTAATTCCATACTGACGAAGGTCGATGTCGTAGATGTCCTTTGAAAATATTTCCTGTGCCTCTTTGCCACAGTATGTCAATCCACTAACGTTAATGAAATTTGCCATAGTATTAAATTATTTTTTCTATATTATTTTTTTACTTTTATTTTACATAAACATACTACATTTTTTTTTGCTAAAGTATGTTACGATATATATGCTCTCATTTGTTCTCTCCAAGCACTGTATGTATCTTTTGGATTAGGTTTTGCAGTTGTTGAAGCAGGTTTTACCGATGGCTGTTTGCCCAAGTCCTTAATCTTATCCTTCAAACCTGAATTAACCTCTTTCAACGCCTCAATTTCAGCCTTTAAGTTATTGATAAGTTCTTCCAAATGATTGTCTTCCTTTTTTGGCTCTTCCTTAACCTCTGTAGGCTTATTTTCAGGCTCTTTAGGCTCTTCTTTTGGCTCTTCCTTAACCTCTGTAGGCTCTTCAACTTTTGGCTCTTCTACAGGCTTTTCTTCTTCCTTTGGAGTTTCCTCTTCCAACTCAATATTGGTTGGTTCAATTGTGTTTTCCTCAACCTCTTCCTTCTCTTTTCCGAGGGCTTCAAATAGGACATTCTTTAATTTTGTCCAGAAATTGTCGTTTACTTCCATGTTATCGTTATTTTCAACTTTATTAAATTCTTCAAGATGTATTGCACTTTCAACACTAAAACCTTTAAGTTCTCCTGACTTAACCCTTTCCCAAGTATCAATGTTATTTACTTTCATTCCAACCATCCAAGTGTTCTTTGGAACATTAAAGCCTAATGCATTTGCCTTATCCCTATATGGGTCTTCAACAATCCAACTTTCGCAAACATAGACTTCATCAACATTTTCTTCATGTTGAAGATTCACCTCATGTTGTTTGTAGTTTTTCATAAATTCTTGGGACATTTTCACAATGCTTTCCTCTGTAAAGTTAATGTAGAACTCTTGTTCACCATTATTTCTATAAATGTCCTTATTTGGGATTAATGCAGGGCCATAACAAATATGACGTTCATCAGAAGATAACTTAACTTGAACTTCATCTTGTTTTGCTAATGCTACGTAATCAACTTCAATAGCCGGTTCTGATACCATTGATATTTTGTAAGTTTCAGAATCTAATCCAACTTTATAGTGCTTAATCTTTTTAGCCATAATATTTCTTTTTCTGAAAATTTATTTGTATATTTGTAAAAAATCTTAATAATTAATTTAATTAAACATATGTTATGGGAGATAATGTAGAAAGGAAAAGAGAAATCGCAAGAAATTGGTATAATAGGCACAAAGAAAAAGCAAGAGAAAAAAGCAGGGAATATTACCACAAGCACAAAGAAGAAAGAATTGAATATCACAAAAATTACACTAAAACACCTATGGGCAGAGCATCATATTTAGCTTCTGCTTATGCAAGAGAAGATTTGAAATACAATAGGGGCAAAGGAGATTTAACAGCTTCTTGGATTGTTGATAATATTTTTACTAAATCTTGTGTTTACTGCGGAGAAAACGACTGGACAAAACTTGGTTGTAATAGAATAAATAATGATTTACCGCATGCAACAGATAATGTTGAACCTTGTTGTGGAAAATGCAACTTACTTTTACAACAATCTAACAGAGATAATTTTGGTAAATTTAAATCATAAAAATGGGCTGATATTCACCTATCAGCCCTTGCAGTCCTTTAAAATGCGAAATTCCTAAAGCATGTAAACGGTGCAAATATTATTTCAAATGAAGAATTTGATTATTTGGTTTTCCATTGGTTCTAGGAAGACTAACATGAACCCAACTATAACCGTATTCATCAATTAATTGACCAACTTTCAATTCTCCATTGCTTACCATCTTCTGAATAAGATTGAATAGAGCCTTATTCTGAGCCTTTGAGCCTACTTTTATATCTGCTGCTTCCCCTAACCTATGCTGGCTTGTTTTAACGCCTCCTACGGCTTTATTTAAAACCTCAGAACGATATGCAGACGTTACAACAATAGCAGAACCCCACTTATTTCTGATTGGTTGAAGAATTTCTTTTGCCAAACGTATAAGTTTTTCCTTTGTTTCTTTGTCTGGTGTATTATCAATTCCAAATCTATTAGCAGTAGGACTATAAATTAACTCATCAAAAGTAAAATTAGCCGTTATCTTCTCCATTATTTTTCCTTACTATGTAAAAATTATCAGTTATATCCCTAGCATATATCCTATTGCCATAATTCGTACCCTGAGATTCAAAATAATATCCTTCTGGCAATATATACTCATATATCGCAGGATATATTTCATTCCTTTCTATTTCAATTGGATATTTACAGTCTATATATTTATACATCATCATTTTCATATCTTAAACATATTAAATTTTAAAATATTCCCATTTGAATCCTTTATGAGATTTTTCTTCGCCTCTGCAACATGCGCAAATATGCCCTTGATTGAAGCCATTTCTTTCAGCCTCTCTTGCAGAAGGCCATTCTTTCACTAGACTTCCGTCTAAAGTATATTGTTTTACAACTTTAGATATGTTTTTTTTGTTAAAATTGCCTTTCTGAGACTCTGACATTTTTTTCTTAGTCTCTTCTGTTATAATTCTATTTGAATAATTTAACCTTGAATATGCATTTTTTGAATTATCTGGTCTTGGAATTAAACGAAGGTTATTTAATGCATTAGTTCCACCATTTTTAACAGGCAAAATATGGTCAACAATATATCTTTTCCCATTTTCGTCAACAGGCCATAAATGTTTTGGCATTTCAGAGCCTTCTGCAAAAATAACTTGATGTAAAACCCTATAATTATTACCATAACAATCATTAATGTTGCAATAAGCATAGCCATATTTACTTTTACTTTTTGCTACTATTTTTTTGTTTTTATTAAGTAATAACCCATTTTCTAAATCAACAGTATAATTTGGAAATAATTTGCTCATAGTATTACGTTTTCTACAAATATACAAAATTTTTTTGAAATTAAAAATTGTAGTTCAAAGAAAATCCAACAAAAGGTTCAAAATCCTTATTTTTTAGTCCCAAGCCATAGCCAACACCAACACCAATTTTAAAATGGTCTATAAATTTCTTTTTTGGGGTAATATACTTCGTTATGATTTCTGTTTTTGTAATCTCTTGCTTTGATAAGTTTACTTTCAAACTGTCTAATGTTGCGTTGATGCCGCTGATATAACTCGTTACTGCCATCGTATCCCCTGCACATGTTGTAATTGTATCTTGGTATTTCTTATTTTCTGTTATAAGTTCAATAGGATTATCATTTTTGTCATATACAGTATCAATCCTGATTTTTTCAATGTATTTTGGAACTGGTTTAATTATTTCCACAGAATCTAATTTCCAAACAGTGTCTGTATAATAAACCGTATCTACTCTATTAACATGTAATATATATTCTTTAATATTATTATAATTATTATATAAAAATATAGATAATATACATGTTAATATAATTAATATAATATATTTAGTCTTCTTCATCTGTTTCTGGTATTTCTTCAACGTCAACGCCTTTTCTCAATTTTTCCCTTTCAACAATCATTCTCTCAGTATGAGCAATATGCCTGTCAATTTCTCTTTTCATATTTCTTGATTCTGCATTAAAGTACATTGAAACTCCAAATACTGCTGCCGAATATGTCATTGCTTGGCCTAGAATCCACAAAATGCTCTGTTCAGATAATAAAAGTGGAACAAAAGCTGCAATACCTGTAAGAACCCATCCCATAATGAATGCAGCACAGGCAGATATAATAGCCAATTTTTCTTTTATGTTTAGGTCTTTAAACGTAATTTTCATATCTTTTTTTCCTAAACATATCATAAAAAATGGTGGTCGTTAAACCACCATTCCATTTATAAACCTGCTAATGTCTGAACCCTTCTAACGTCTTCTTGCTTATTATTGATGTCAACAACTGATACATAGATTGGCCTGTTGTCTTGGTTGATGATTACATCTTGCAACTGTTCCCTTATGTCTATGTTGTTTGGCAACGTTGGAAGATAACCGCCATCTTCAAACTTGGTTCTAACTCCCTTAATTGAAGACCTAATCTTTCCTCCATTGTAGAAATCAATTAAATCAGAAACATCAACTTTCTTTTTCTTTGAATTTATAAACTCTAACAGGTCAATGTTATTGGCTGTTGATAATCTATTTGTGATAAATTCACCGCCTTCAATTGAAGCCCTTCCACCAAGAACAGGTATTCCACCATCTCTATGGCGTTTCCCAACAGCAACGCCGCCGTCAAGTTGTCCACCGCTAGCATAAGGCTTTTGAGATTTAACAAGAGCATATTGAATTGCTCCAAGAGTTGTTGCCAATGCTCCCATTGCAATACCTACTGGCAAGAATGGTTGTGTTGCAAGACCATTGGCAATTGCCATATGCCAAGATATGAATGCTTGTCTTACGTTTCTGTCGTATTCGGCCTTTCTTCTATCTTCTTCAAGTTTGTCTTGCTTTTTCTTTAACTTTTCTTCTTCCTTTTGAAGGCGTTTCTTTTCTTGGGCTGCTTCTCTTTCGGCTGTCATTTCAGCGTTCAATTGGTCAATAAGATGCTGGCGACGGTCGCCTCTAGCCGTTGAAAGTTCATCTTCAATGGAATCGACATTTGATTTGTGCCTATCAAGTATTTCTTCTTGTTTGTCAAGTTTTTCTTGAAGCAAATCATTTTCCTTGTCAATTTCTTCCTGAAGTTTATCAAATTCATAATCCTGATAATCTTCAAATGCATTTGCAAGAGTCTGAATTGATTGCAAACCTGCTTGAACATATTGATTTATGGATTGAATAAACTTTCCAATTTGGTCTCCAATGGTTAATTCTCGTTTAACCTTATCCATTTTTACACCAACATCTTCTACAAATCTATCTAATTCCCTGTTTGCATTTTGGAATTCATCAAACGAAATCTCTTTAGCATCAAGTTTCTTTTGCAAATCATCTTTTAATTTAACAATATCTTCTGCTAACGTTTCATATGATTTTAAAAGATTTTCATTATTCTTTTTTGTTTCTCCTATATTATATATTCCCCAAGAATTATAAACAGGTTGTTTTGATTCAAGATTTGATATTGCAGTTTGGAAATCTCTTAATTCCTGAAGTCTTTCTCTATAGTAATTAGCATTTGTGTTTTGAGAATTTTTTATTTTATCCTGTTCAAGTTTTTTAAGCTTCTCATCATGAAGCTTTGTTATCGCTTCTGTCCTATCACTATGCTCTTCAACCAACCTGCCTAAAACTTCATAATATTGTTCTGCTGTTATCGTACCTGCTGAATATTGCAAATATGTTTGGTGCTTCATATCTTCTGCATGTGCAGCGGTATCCCTCAATTCCTTCTGATAACTTTCATTTTCAAGTTTTAATTGAGCATCATAATTTGCATTCGCAGAAGCGATTTCTGTTTCTATTCTTTTTTTCCAATAATCTTCAATAGTTTTAAGCCTTGCTTCATATATATCACTAAGTTGCCTATTTATTTGTTTGTCAAGGCCAAGACTCTCCTGTGTTCCTTTTGATAACTGATTTTTACCTTGTACGCCATATGATGATGTTATGTCCCTTCCATAAATGTCTTTATAAAACAAATTGCCTTTGCCCTGTTCTAACTCTTGGGATTTAACTTCACCACTTAAAGACGTTAAATCAGCCATTTTACGGGTTGTTTCAAGGGAATAATTATATATATTATCCCACATATCCCTGTAAGCCTTTTCAACCTTTTCAGCCCACTCCTTTTTAGCATCATATATCTTTTTGTCATACAGTTTATTGATTTCTACCTGACGTTCGCCAACCATTATACCATCAGCTTCAACCTTTGCAAGACGTTGTTTTCTTTCCTCTTCCAACTGCGTAAGGACTTTATTTAATCCTTCCTTCATATTGGCTATTTTGAGGTTATTAAGGTCTCTTTGAGCCTCCAATTCGTCTCTATTAGTCTGCTTCTGTGATGCTAACGATTTTTTATTATTCTCTTCCCTTTCTCTTCTTTCATCTTCCCATAATTTTCTTTGCAAATCTTTGTATTCATCACTTCCCTTTTCTGTAAGAGCAAGCTGTTTTTTAAGATATTCCTGAGTTCTCTTATGTGAAGAACCATATTTTGCTTCTTCGTCTTTAAGAAGTTCTTCATTGGCTTTCTTTTGGTTTTCCCTGACTTTCTTATTATGTTCTGTCTGTTGCCTTTCAATTTCTTTATTATATCCCTTCTGGAAATTTCCAACTATATTAAATGTTTTCTTTAATCCTTCAGTTATAATTTTTGGTATTTCAGAAAAATTACCCTCAATAAGAGCCTTAATTGTTCTTGCTAGTGTTGCAATTGGTTGAACCATGTAATTAACAATGGCAGAACCTACGCCCATTACCACTGCCTTAATCTTATCAAACCAAGTTGAAAGATTTTTAAGCGCTGGAATGGTGTCAGTAAACCATTTATATATTTCTTTCCAATATGTAATAAGATAAGCAACAGCTGATATGATAAGGCCAATACCAATAGTTTTTAATGCCACAGATAAAGCCTTTGTCGCAACTGTCGCAGTTGTGGTTGCTGCTGCTTGTGCTGTTTCTGCTGCTGCAAGGCCCTCTGAAGCTGTCTTTCCTGCTGTTGTTGAAGCATTAAGAGCAACTTGAGCCTTGTTAGCTCCAGTAAGTTTTTCAACTAACGAATCAATTGCCGCATTACCCTTTGATAGCCAACCACCAATACCTTCTCCAGTATTCATCTGTTGGTTAATCTTCTCAATGCCTTGCATAACATTCTGTAATGCTACCAACTTTTGAATGCTTTTCTCTATTTCAGTATCGTCAAATCCAAATAATGCAGAAAATCCTTTTGTAATAGAACCAATTGAAGCAATTGACTGCATCGTATCTAGAAGGTTATCCATAGCCTTAGAAGATACAGTAGCATCCTTAATATCACTATTTAATGTTGCAACAGCCTTTTGCAAGTCCTTAAATTCCTTAGTTCCTTGCTGGCCATTAACAGCCATTGTTTTAAGTTCATTACCAAGTTCTTTTGCAGCTTGCTTTGCATTATCAAACTCTCTAACAGTACCACCAACATTAATTTTAACCTTACTAAGACCTTCTGCAACACCTTCAGCATAGTTACCAACATTACGGCCAAATTGACCGTATGACTCTTCAATCTTCTTTAAAGAATCATTCAGTTCTTTTGCTCTTTGGGTCATTTTATCCAATTGGTCAGTGTCACCAAGGTCAACAGTTTGCATTGCCGATTTAATATCAGCAAGTTCCTGTTTCATACCCTGAATTGTGTTGGAATATGACTTTGCTTGCAATCTTTCAGTTGCGGCAATAGATTTTTGGTCATTATCAACCTCTTTTAATACATCTTTTGCCGCAAGGTAATTCTGATAAATTTCCTTTGAATGGGCAATTCTCTTTTCTTCAAGTTGTTCAATCTGCTTCTGAATCTTTTCCTCTTCTGACAATGCGCCAGTTGATGATGATTTTGAACCACCACCTGAAGAAGTTGAACCAACTTTAACTGCCTTTCCTTCCAATGCCTTAATCTTCTTATCAAGTTCTCCCAAAGAAGAATTAAGGGCATCAACAGCTTTTATACTTTCCTGTAAACCATTAATAACTATGGAATATGTCTTATTAGCCATTTTAAATAAATATTTTTATAAACATATTAAAAAAAGGGAGAAGTAAAACCCTCCCTTTTCATCATACTTTCTTTATCATCTTTATAGTGGTTGGATTATTTCCTGTAGCATCGAAGCCTGTAATTTCAACAGGTATATATATATCAGAATCAAAATGTATTGCAGCACCATTCTTTATCATCTTATATTCATTAGCTGATATATAAGCTTCAACTATAACATAGTTTGAACTCAAATATGGTGTTAAATTGAAATATTCAGACAATAATGATTTTTCCGTATCTTTATATGATAAATTAAGCCCCTGATATTCATTTGTTGGTATATATATATTAACTATTTCAGATGGGTATGTTCTTGTATATACGTAGCAATTAGTATATTTAGGAGCAAACCAAAATCTTTGAGTTAAACCATATCCATCATGTTTCATAGATTCAGTGTAATCATATCCATCAATCATGTATTCTTCTTTTGAAATAACAGGTATTCTTAATATTGTTGGTTCAACTCCCTCTTGCTGATTAAAATTGCTATCAACAGGAAACCATTTAAAATTATCGTACCAAGTGTAACTGAATTGAGTATTTCTATTTGACTCTTCTGTTACATATGAATCATCATTCAAATAAACTGTTGTAAATCCAGAATCACCATAATCCTTCCAATCATCATCGTTAATATATTCAGTAGGAACTGTAATATAAAAACCATGTTCATCTGTATCTATTTTATATCTTACAGACATTGATTTGGGGTATTCTATAATTGAAGATTCTGCTTCTGATGTATTAACTCTATTATCAAGGTCAACAACACCTATTCCCAATGGTTCAAATTTCTTTTTTGAATTAATTTCAACCCTGTTTCCATTCTGAACAAATTCAAAATTGAAAGCGTCAATAACATTCTGCATCCATTCGCTTACCTTTTTTTCATTGTTCAAAAAATTTGTAACTTTTAAATTTACAGGAAATTCAACAGTTGCGTCATATCTATTTGCCTTATCAGCTTTTAAAATATCATAATGTCTTGGAGAAAATGCCGAAATACTCAAATTAACTTGTGAGGTGGTCTCATATCTTACAAGGCCGCCATTAGTTGTATGATAACCCCTATGAACAGCATATAGTTGTAAAATATCGTTCTTTTTAAGATATACCATACAACTCAAATAACCTGTCATATTTCTTTCTGTTGCATTTATTCTTGAAACAGGAGTATTGATATAAGTATTCTCGTTAAATCTTGTCTGTTCTGTCTGAATGGCATCTGACCCTTCTATGAAGATTTTTGAATAGCCAATTTCTGGATAAAACGCCTCATTTTGTGTCGCATTTGACTTTGACCAGCTATAACCATTCTTCATTACTGCAACAGTGCCACCTTTCAATGAAGAGAAACCACAAATGAAAGCCTCAGATACTGCTTGGTCATACGCCATTATCTCACCGTCGTTGTAGACGTATCCGAAGTTCATGTATGACCACTTTCTATCGCCAAGGTCTCTATCAATCGTACCTCCTCTAGTTCTTTGGCCTCCCCTTCTATCTGATGAGGATGACCTTTCTCCGCCCATTCTATTTGAAGTGTTTCTATATTTTAAATCATTCTCTTTCGTTGGAAGTTCTGCTGCATATAAATCTTCATGAGGATAACAAGTTAACCAATCTATTTTATTGGCTCTTCCACTAGACCAAGTGGTATCATTTGGATTACCATCAACGTAAGATGTATTATGCTTTCCCTTAATTAATTCAATGTTATCATCGTAGTTCCTTACAAGTTGAATTTCAATTGGAGTTATTTCAAAAAGACCGGGTGCTAATTGCAAATCTTCCTCATTTAACTCCTCTTCTGCCTGGTTATATCTTGTATATTGTGCGGCTGTTATGTTTGATGTTGTATTAAGATTTGAAGTAACGTCCATTTCTATTTTATAAAAACCATCAGCAGGAATAACAATTATATGTTCATCAGGTTGATACATATATGTTGATGCAGATAAGGTCACATTTCCTTTTTCCAACATATCATAAATCATAATATCCTTAAAATTGTATTCTTCTGCAATATCAAATGTTGTTGTTGATTGTTTTGCCGATATTTTATAATAAGGAAATTGCAATTCCTGAGCGTAACCACTTTTTGACACAGTAGAAAATGAAGTTGATAGTTTCACAGAGCCAAACTTTGGATTACCAATGTTATAATCAGGAGTTTGCCCGTCAGCAAGATTTGTTGACATAAATATTGAATTCAAATTTGGGTTATTGAAAACATCTCCGCCAACAGAATACCCCTTATAGTTGAAAGACTTTTTAATATACTCCAACATATTAAGTGAAGGGGCAAAACTCTCAACGTACCACCTATTATACTTATCAATGTCATACTTTGAAGTATAATCACTTGCTACATCATCAGAGTTGTAAGGTGTCTTCTGAAAAGCACCATAACTTACCAATGGAAATTTAACCATTTCTTGCGGTACGCTATTATAATAGTTAATTGTATATTGATAATTGCCTGCACCTTCAAATGGAACAGACCAATCTATGTCTGATAATACCGTATCACCAAATATTTCTTCAAGTGAATATGTCTTAACGCTAACAAGATTACACTTATATTTTTTATTTTTGAAGCCATTAAGCGTTAATGTTCCTTGAAATATCAACGTACCATCACCATACACCTCTGCATTGAACCTTGCTCTGAACTTATTTAACTTTGAAAGATTATTTGCATAATCAAATATCTTATCGTTGTTTGGCGTACTAGGTATTTCAAATTCAAAGGAATATTCAGCCTGAGTTGAAGATATTTTCTCAGGGTCATAAATGGTGTTTTGAAATCTTAGATTTAAACTATCCTGAGATTCCAATTCAAGTAAATTACCATTTACGTATATTTCAATATAATGAGATTTATATACCATAAATTTTGTTATTTAATTTTTTTTATGTATATTTGCAAAAAATCTAATATTTATTTTAAACATATGAAATTATGGAAGAGTGGAGAGATATAAAAGGCTACGAAGGTTACTATCAAATAAGTAACTACGGTAATGGAAGGTCATTAGATAGAATAGTTGAACGCTTATCAAGATGGGGAAAACCAGTTAAAGTAAAATATAAAGGAGTTGAACTTGCTAAAAATGTTGTGGGCGATGGCTATCTTAGATTTGACTTATGTAAAAATAGCAAATATGATTACAGATATATCCACCAATTAGTGTGGGAAACTTTTGTTGGAGAAATACCTGAAGGTTTTGAAATTGACCACATAGATACAGATAAAACAAATAACAGATTGGATAATTTGAGAGTTACTGACAGGGCTGGTAATATGCGTAATCCTATAACATACAAGAAATACTTTATTCCTTGCAGTGAAGAAAAAAAGAAAAAAATAGCAGAAACAAGTAAAGGAAAACATTATTCTCCTGATACAGAATTTAAAAAAGGCTACACAAGAGTTTGGTAGCCTTTTCTTTTATATCAATGAAGGTTCCTGACTGTACCTGAATTTAACAGTAGCTTCATATATGTTATTATTATTTGTTTCTTCAACTGATACAGAATCAATTATAATACCGTATGTTTCTCCATTTCTTTCAACCCAAGCATCTGTTGTTTGCATAAGGTCATTGAAGATATATTTTCCATCATTCTCAAATAAATGAGATTTCAAAGAAACAGTATATTTTACATCATTGTTATATATTTTTTCCAATTCATTCTTTTCATCATCATAATATCCGAATATATTCTTTTGATATGTTTGAATATCAACATCCCTTGTTTCAGATTTTTGCCCGGTAAAATCGAAGAATGAAATACCCCCATAAGAATTTCTCCAATATATTCTCTGATAATATTCTGTGGCCTTTATTGGTTTAATAACATTATATCTTATTGTCTTTGTACCAAGGTGAACGTCAATATAAAAAGACTGTTTAAACCTCTCAGAATATCCTGTACTTGGAGCGAGGTCAATAGTTATATCCCAAAGTTTTTTTGAAGAATCTGTATTTGTCCAAGTCATTGCAGTTACAGTTTCAAGAATATTACCGGCAGAATCAACATAATCTACAGTAACATACATTCTCCCTTCATTACCATTATAGAATGAAATAGGTATGTTTGGAGAATATACATACAATAAAGAGTTATTTTCAAATCCCCTTTCCGTACCTCTTTTAAAATTCTGAGCGACATTGAAAGCATCAATATTTATATATTTATTCCCCTGATTAACCATATACCCAACAGTTGAATAAACATCATCAATTTTATTCAAAAGAGAATAAACCCCATCTTTTAATTTATTTATAGTTAATTCAAATGGTGTTACTTTACCCGGTTCTGATAATGTTGATAATATTGGAGAAATATTAAACGAAGCATCAGAGCCATAATAATTTTTCTCCAATGTGGTAACATATTCATCATCTGATGTAACGTCAACTATTATTTTTGAATTATATAACGTACTTTCAGCCGTACCATCAACATAAGAACTTACAAGATATTGATTGGAAATGTTTGTTTTTAAGATATTGCCATTATTAATA